CTATGCGGCCGGGCCGAAAAACTCGACCGCATGGTCGTTGTATAGGTGCGCTACGATATCGAGCATCCCGCGAATTATGATATTCCAGTCTGCATCGTTCTTCTGCACTGCCTCGTGCGCTGGGCGGTAATGCACTATCATATTCCTAAGGCCATACAGCTCCTCCGCCATTCGCGAATAGCGTTTGTCATGCGTGTCTGCCTGCACAGATAGTCCGGTGCAAACCGTCGACACCAATGCCTCGCCGCACAATGAGGCGAGGCCCACAAAGGCCTCCGACTCCTTAGGGCGCCAAGAGAGTTGATCTTCAATAATCTTGGCCAACTCGCGCGGTGATGCAGCGATATTGAGCTGCGCCTTCAGCGTACTGAAACGCTTCATGCCGTAGAGCTGTTCAACGCAGCGGTACGCCTCAAGGAACAGGTTTTCCCAGGAGATCGACAGCACTCCTTGGACTAGATTGCGATAAGGAATAAGCGGCGAGTCCGCTTCGAAAACCCGCGTTAGGACTTTTACCGTCTCCGGTTCGAGCGAAATTGGTCCATCGAAGTAGGTCCGAACTAGGATCGATCCGAGGACCCTATCAGTCAAGTTGTGATAGTCTGCCACGCCCGTGGCGCGGTAAACGCATAGTGACGGGAACAGGGGTGCGATGTCAGACAGTTCGTGCCCCCCGTAGCCTCCACCATTGTTGATGAATTGCTCGTCCAAAGCCTGCTTGATGGCGGCCGCAGTCACGCTCGTTGGCGGCCGCACCTGAGCCTCCAACACAGCCAAGGCGAACACTCCAGGCGTAGCGTCAACCGTTTCAAGGTCTGGCGGAATCTCATCGGCTTCCGGCAAACCAAAGGTGCAGAAGTAAAGAGCTCCCTCGTGCTCGATGCGGACCAAGCGAATTTGGCGAGTCACGATCCGCACATCGGATTCGGCGTGGGACATCAGCCTCAAGTCGCCCGCATCTTCGTTCTTGATCCATCGCCCTGCCTCAGGATTGATGACAGGATCATCGAGCTGAGCAGCGAAATCTGCGAGGCGACCGAAGAGGGCGTTGCTCATGTCGATACGATTGCGGGACACGTCAGGCTCTCCAGCACACCCCCATTGAGGGGACGGCGAAGTTCTCCTCGATCAGCACCTTGAACGCTGTCTCAAAGAATGCCCGCTCGTGCCGTCCCACGGCCGATCGCTTCTGCCCACCAAGCTTTTCCCGTAGCACGTCAAGCGATAAGAAGGCCGTCAGGTCTTCTGGCGACATATGCTCGAGCTTTTGCACGAGTTCAGCGGCAGCGCTTTGGATCGCCTCCAATGCCACTTGGCTGTCGGCATCTGTTCGATCCATTCCCAACCGCCCGAGGACCGTCAAGGCGCAGGCGACGATGAAGCCGATGCGCGCTGGTTGGCTGTCAAAAATATTCCGGCCGATAGTGAATTTCGAGCTCACGGTCTCGTCCGAGCCCTCGGTATCGGAGGCCTCCAGCCGCGAGAACGCCTTGTCCACGTCCACCAGAATTTGGACAATTGGATAGAAATAATGATCGTATTTCTTGGAGGCGATCGCCTCTGCTATGTCCAAGCGTGAGAATTCGTCGGCTAAGGTCTCCTGAGTGTCGATCTCCGTCCGCCGGATGCCGAACGCCAGATACGCTTCAACTAGGCTGTCAGCGCTGAACTCGCCGCCTTTGTAGCGCCGCTCCGCCTTCTCCAAGCTAAGCAGTCGTTCAAAATTGATCTTCGCCTTCATTTGCTCGACCAAGGGCGCATAGATCACCAGCAATTGGCGCTTAATGTTCCAAGGAACCTGCCCTGTGTTCAGCACCAGCATGCGATAGATTAAACTGTCCGTGCTCTGGGCTAACCAGCATTCGACGCGCACGGTTTGCTCACCGACTTTCGGATCAGCCTCTACGGCATCGAGAAGCGCCGTGGTCCGTTGCATGCCGTCGATTATTGAGATGGAGTCGATCCAGTCTGCCGTCACCCGCGCGATTACCTCGTCGGGGCTCATGGCTTCAATGGAATCCAGATCATCGGTGATCACGACTCCGATCACAACCGGCGGTAGAATGGCGCCTCGTCTGATATCCTCGACCATCCTCCCGCGGATACGGCGTCCGGTCGTTGTCTTGAGCGGTTCGCGTTGGCCCTTCAAGCCCCCACGTTTTCGGTACGCGCCCTCAACCAAGGCAAGGTAGTCATCGACGGTCATGCCGGTCATGACGGACCAGCAATCCACGCGATAGTCCCGGAGTTTTTGTGTTTGCGGTGCTTCTGCCACTTGGTTCTCCCCCAAGCAGGGACCGTAGCCGATCACGCGAACAGTCGAAAGACCAACTCCTTCCTCAGTTTCGTCGCGGCGGTTGATAATGCTCTGCTCATGGCCGCAGGGACAGTTTGCAATAGCTACGTCGGGGGATGGCCAACGGAAGGGGGGCCTTCTTAAGACGATCCAGAGCCAGGAGCCCTCTTTAGGACTTGGGGCGACGGCCGCTCCGCAGAGACTGCGGGGCGTTCTCGTCTTGCTCAGGCCGCACGAAGAACGCCGAAACTGACACTCCCAACACACCAGCGAGTCGATCCAGAAGATCGACAGACGCGTTGCCTAACTGGCGCTCAATCTCGCTCAAGTAGGCGCGATCTATGCCTGCGTCGGCAGCTAGACGCTCCTGCGAGACGCCGCGTTCGGTCCGCAGCTTCTTGAGATTCCACGCCACCAGCGCCCGTCCGTTCATGGCGGCAAGCGACAGCTTCACCGCTCGTTAAACCACGGGATATATCCTACATATTAAATCTGGAGGGTTCTGATGAAGAAGATTGTCTTCGCCATTTCGGTTCTGATTGCGGTCGTTTCGTTCGGAGGCGCCGCATCTGCGCAAGCCGACGCCTGTTCCACGAATGGCGGCTACCCGCCCGGTAGCCCCAATGCGGTCATGGCGCGGATGAGGAACATCGCCAGCGGCGCCTATGCGGCCTGCGTTGAGGCCCAACGCGCCCGAACGCCGCCCGTGAACTGGACGCCGACGCGCATTCGTACGGCAGCGCGTCAGGCGGTCACGAACAAGCTGCGCGATCCGTCGTCAGCCCAGTTCCGGAATGTACGCCGCATCGAGCACTCCAACGGTTCGACGATGTTCTGCGGCGAAGTGAACGGCCGAAACGCCTATGGCGGCATGTCAGGTTTTCAGCGTTTCGAGGCCGGCGTGGATCGTGCAGGCGACGCCTCCGCTTTGATCGACGGCGGCGAAGAACTGAACACCGCCTACTTCGAAGGCGCCTGGAACCAGTTCTGCGGCCGCATCGCCGGCACGCCGGTTCAGTTCTGACAGAAGGGGACAATCGTGAGGATGAAGTCGATGTTTCCGAAGACTGCGGTCGTAGCTGCCATGGCTGTCCTGGCCGGTTGCGCCACCACGCCGCTACCGGAGGTACGGATGATCCCGACCGCCGATCACGGCGTGGGCGTCCGCTTCTCGCGCGGCAACGCCCTGATGGTGTCGAATGGGCCGTCCGGAGCGATCATGCTGCTGCCGGTCAGGTACAACGACACCCAGAAGTTCTTCTTCTCGATCGCCGCCTTCAACACCTCGGGCTACCCGATCAACATCGGCTCGGAGGACGTGCGGCTCTATCTGGATGGGCAGCCCTACAGCGTTCAGGACTTCGACTATCTGCGCCACAGCGCGCGCACGACCGCCCAGCGCGAGATGAACCTGGCCTGGGCCGACGCGGCGGTGGAGTATTTCCTCACCGTTCAGGAAATGGAGGACCATCCGCGCCGCCACGACATCGCCTACCGCAGCGCCTCAGGGCAGTTGCAGGCGTCGCACGACCACATCCAGCGACGCCTGCGGCAAACTATCTCCACTCTGGGACGGACCATGCTGGAGACGACGACCATCGATCCCGGCACGGCCCACGGCGGCGCCATCCTGGCCGAACAGATCGTCATTCCTGACGGCATGGTCCGCGACATGGTGATCGAAGTGCGCTTCGGCGGCTTCCCGCATCGGTTCCGATTGAACCTGGCTCCGTCGGGCACCTACGCCCCGACGCCGGTCGACATCCCGGCCGTCCCCGCCCAGATCACGCAGGAGCTGATGCGCACCCGCCAGACTTGGCACTGGACCGACGGCCCGCCGCCGTCGCCGGCGATCTTCAAGGGCATGCCGGTGATCGAATAGCTGCAGTTCGCACTGCAGTACGTTTTTGTGCTACAGTTAGAACGTTGTCGTTCAAGGATTTTCCCGATCTTGTCGCAAAGTGGCACCTTGGGTGGCACGACATTTAGAGCGGGCGCTCCTTGTCGATCAGCGATCTGAAAACCAAGAGGTTCTTGCTCACCTACCCGCCCTACATTCCCTATTCTGGGAGAAGGTGGCTTGCGGAGCAAGACGGATGAGGGGTGCGTAGAAGCTGGCGCATGGCTTCCGGTCAACCCTCGCGCCGACACCCCTCATCCGGCCCTGGCGGGCCACCTTCTCCCACAAGGGGAGAAGGAAGACAGACATGGAGATTTCAATGGATTGGCGACGACCGTTTGGTCGGCGGCGCGTGTCTGCGCCTGAGGTCAAGGATAGCCGGGCAGGGCCGCTGATCGCCCTGACGGGAGCGGGCCGGGCGCGGTGGACGCCGCGCGACTATGCCCACCTGGCCGAGGAGGGGTTTGCGAAGAACGCGGTGGCCTATCGCTGCGTGCGGATGATTGCGGAGGCGGCGGCGTCGACGCCGCTGATGGTCATGGTCGCGGGCGTGCGGACGACGGAGCATCCGTTGGCGCGGCTGCTGGCCAAGCCCAATCCCGAGCAGTCGGGCGGGGAACTGATGGAGGCGCTTTACGGCGCGTTGCAGACGGCGGGCAACGCCTATGTCGAGGCGTCGGGAGACGTCGATGGCGACGGCGCGCCGGACGAGTTATGGGCGCTGCGGCCCGACCGGGTGAAGGTGGTTCCGGGTCGCGCGGGCTGGCCCGAGGCCTATGAATACGCAGTCGGCGGGCAGGCGGTGCGGATCGCGCGGCATGGTGACGGCTGGTCGCCGGTCATGCACCTGAAGCTGTTCCATCCGACTGACGATCACTACGGGTTTTCGCCGCTGGAGGCGGCGGCCTTCGCCATCGACGTGCACAACGCCTCGGGGGCCTGGAACAAGGCGCTGCTGGACAATGCGGCGCGGCCGTCGGGGGCTCTGGTTTACGGCGCCAAGGACGGCGAGCGGCTGACGGGCGAGCAGTTCGAGGCGCTGAAGGCGGAACTGGGCGAGGCCCATGCGGGGGCGCGCAACGCCGGGCGGCCGCTGTTGCTGGAAGGCGGGCTGGACTGGAAGCCGATGAGCCTGACGCCGCACGACATGGACTTCATCGCCGGCAAGCACGCGGCGGCGCGGGAGATCGCCCTGGCGTTCGGGGTGCCGCCGCAGCTGCTGGGGATACCGGGGGATGCGACCTACGCCAACTATCGCGAGGCCAACGCCGCCTTCTGGCGCGGGACGGTGATCCCGCTGGTGAGGAAGGCGGCGGGGGCGATGACGGGCTGGCTGGGCGGGCGGTTCAGCGACTGCCGGATCGAGCCGGATCTGGATGCGGTCCCGGCCCTGCAGGTCGAGCGCGATGCGCTGTGGGCGCGACTGAACGCGGCGAGTTTCCTGACGGACGAAGAACGGCGGCGCATGGCGGGGGTGGGCGCGTGATGGAACAGGTGAAGAAGGTCCCCGTCGCCCTGATCGCGGCCCTGCTGGTGCAGACCATCGGCGGGCTGGTCTGGGCCGGCGGGGCGGCGGCGCGGATCGCGACGCTGGAGCAGCGGGTCGGGGAGCAGAGGCTGGTGGCCGAGCGCCTGGCGCGTGTGGAGGCCCAGGGCGAGGCGGTGCGGGCGACGGTGGATCGCATCGAGCGGCGGCTGGAGGCGAAGTGATGACGACGGCGACCGGACTGGAACTGGCCATCGAAGGCTACGCCTCGCTGTGGGGCGCAGCCGACCTGAACGGGGACGTGGTGGCGAAGGGCGCCTTCGCCGACAGCCTGGCCAAAACGGGGGCGGGCGGGGTGCGGATGCTGCATCAGCACGAGAGCCGGGCGGTGGTCGGCGTCTGGGACGAAATGGTCGAGGACGAGCGGGGCTTGAGGGTGCGCGGGCGTCTGCACGACTGGTCGGGCGAGGCGCGTTACGCTCAGGCCCTGACGCGAGCGGGGGCGCTGGACGGGCTGTCGATCGGGTTTCGCGCGGCGAAGGCGCGACGGGACGGGCGCTTGCGGGTGCTGAGCCAAGTGGAGCTGTGGGAGGTGTCGCTGGTGACCTTCCCCATGCTGCCGGGGGCGCGGTTCAGGGCGGCAGAGCCGCCCGCCAGCTTAGCAAGGCGTTGATATTCTTTTCTATTTGTAAGCAGAGGTAAAGATGACTCTTCCTAACGACATCAATCTGATGGATTTCGTGACGGACCCAACCGCGAGCGACTGGCGACCGTATTTCAACGCCGCCGTAGCGTTCGCTGCGACCAATCACCCCGCCGGTGTTCGCATCCATGTTCCCAGCGGTAAAATGATCCCGCTGTCCTATGTCGATCCAATTCTTTCGGACGGCGTGACCTTCGTCGGTTCCGGGCGAGCAGTCTTTACCGCCCAGTACCCCGCCGTTGAGGATACTGCAGACATCGTGGCTCTGCCGACCAACCGCGACATGTTTACTTGGGGTGATAACACTTACCTACCCGAAAAGCCGGGCGGTTTCACCACCAATGGCGGCGGTTTGGAGGGGCTAAACTTCCGCATGTGGAATAACACCGGCGCCCTGGCTGTCACTAAAGGCGTCGCCAATCCCAAGTTCTCCGATATCTGGGGTTGGATTCTCTATCGCGGCATCAGGATTGAAAACGGCTACGATCCTGAAATCACCAATGTGACGCTCGAAGGCTGTCGTCACAGTGGCATTGAAATCAACGGCACTGGCGTCGGCGTGGGGCCTGACCCTCGCGCGGGTCGTGGCGACCGTGGTGTGCTGTTCAACGTCCTGGTCAGCGGCGAGGGAGACGAGGTCACGCCAACGTCGATTGCTCCGCTCTTTTCAGTTCGGGGCTACTGGCACACGCTGCAGTGCAATCACGTCCAAGTCGTAAAAGGTGGCGGCTCCGCCGGCATCTTCATCGGCGACCGTCGCAACGGAAACGCGAACCAGCGTCCTCACTTCATAATCATGCAGGATGTGCAGGTTGACTTCGTCAAGACGCGAGGGATCGTTGTCGACGATGCTGTAGATGCCTGGATGAACCAAGTGTATCTCAACAATGCGCCGTTCGAGCTGCTTTACATCAATCAAAACGTGTCGAATTGCTTCTTTGATGCAGTGCGAGGTTACGGCTCGTACAGTCGCATGGTGACGGTCGCTGGCAAGACCGTCAAAATCTCGGACAGCACCTTCCGGAATTGGAACGCGGACGGTGTGTCCACAGAGACCTGCGCCTACATCACCGAAAGCGCAGATGACGTCTCGTTCCGTGGATGCTCCTTCGGCGCCCACGGCGGCGCTAGCGGTGGCGGTTCGAATGGCCGACTGGCGATCTATAGTCCGCCGAATTCTCCGGGTGGGATCACCATCACAGACTGTGCTTTCCTCGGGCTTGCTGCAGATCCTGTGTTGCATTCAGGGTCAGGGCCGCTCGTTGAGCGAAACAACCGCACGGCGACCGGCATCTTGAAGTCAGCCTTCCCCGAGGAGGTCACCTTCGGCACGAAAATCGGCGTAAGCGCAGATACGCTTCCCGGCTCGTCTGCCATCACCACTGGCGGGGACATAAGCATTGGGGGCGGGGTTCCTGCCTTGTTCTTCAATGCCTACTATGACGGAGCGACTTTCCGTTATCGCGGAAACGGTCCAGCATTTGTTCTTAAGGCGACCACGGATGGGCTTGCAGTCCAATCTGCCCCGGCAAACACAGCCGGTGCTGGCGCGATCGCCTCAATGACGGTCGAACGTAAGGTGGCGTTGGTCTAATGAGAGATTAAAATGTCATCTGTCAGATGAATGTTCTGACGAAGTCAGTTCGTTGAAAATGGAGGCGCAGTTGTTCAACTGCGTCTCCATTGCTACCGGGGCGCGGTTCAGGATGCGGGCGGAAGGTATTCCGCCGGCAGCGGGTGCCGCGGCGTCTCAGCCTGCCAATAGACGCTGATGATCCACCAACGCTGGCCGTCGTCGAACAGCTGGATGCTGTTGATCTCCCGAAGGAAGGGAGCGGCGTCGGCGGCGGCGCGGCGCGCTTCCGCCGCCGGAGGCGTTTGAGCGAGAGCCGGCGAGGCGAGGGCCAGACCGAGAGCGGCGACGAGCAGGCCGTGGCGTCGTCCGCACTATGGGCAGACGCAAAGCGTAGCCGCAAGGCCCGATCTGTCAGGCCAAACAATCGAGCGGGGCCTTTGGGACCCGCTCACGGTTCCGGTCGGTTCAGCCGCCGGATTTTTAGCGGAGAGAGCATGAAAGAGACCAAGACCGCCTCGGGCAATCCCGAGGCGCGCGCCGCCATGCATGAGATGATGGCGGCGTTCGAGGCGTTCAAAGGGGCCAACGACGCCCGCCTGGACGAGATCGAGAAGAAGGCGTCGGCGGATGCGCTGCTGGAGGAGAAGGTGGCGCGCATCGATCAGGCGGTGGCGGGCGCGCAGGCGCGTCTCGACCGCGCGCTGAGCGAGAGCCGCCGTCCGATGCTCGGGGGCGAGCCGCCGGTTGTCGCGGCGGCGCCGGAGGCCAAGGCGGCGTGGGACGGCTATATGAAGTCGGGTCAGGCGCATGGTCTGGAGCTGAAGGCGGGGCTGTCGTCGGCGCCGAACTCGGCGGGCTATGTCGTGCCGCCGGAGACGGAGCGGGCCATCGAGCGACGTCTGATGGCGGGGTCGCCGATGCGTGAGATCGCCACGGTGCGCACGGTCGGTTCGGGCGTGTTCAGGAAGCCCGTGTCGACGGCGGGGGTGACGGCGGGCTGGGTGGCCGAGACGGCGGCCAGGCCCGAGACGGACCCCGCCACGCTGAGCCTGCTGGAGTTCTCGTCGGCGGATCTCTACGCCTGTCCGGCGGCGACGCAGAGCCTGCTGGACGACGCCCTGATCGATCTGGACGAATGGCTGGCGGCCGAGGTCGAGGACGCCTTTGCGGCGCAGGAGACGGCGGCCTTCGTCAGCGGCGACGGGGTCAACAAGCCCAAGGGCTTCCTGGCCTACGCCAATGCGACCGAGGGGACCCAGACCTGGGGCCAGATCGGCACGGTAGCCTCGGGCGCGGCCGGCGCCTTCGCCTCGACCAACCCGGCGGACAAGCTGATCGACCTGATCTATGCGCCCAAGGCCCAGTATCGGCCGAACGGGCGCTTCGTGATGAACCGCCGCACGGTCTCGGCGGTGCGCAGGTTCAAGGACGCGGACGGCAACTATGTCTGGTCGCCGGCGACGCGGCCGGGCGAGACGGCCAGCTTGCTGGGCTATCCGGTCACCGAGATCGAGACCATGCCGGATGTGGCGGCCAACAGCCTGTCGATCGCGTTCGGCGACTTCTCGCGCGGCTATCTGATCGTGGATCGCGCGGGGGTGCGGGTGCTGCGCGACCCCTATTCGGCCAAGCCCTATGTGCTGTTCTACACGACCAAGCGCGTCGGCGGCGGGGTGCAGAACTTCGATGCGATCAAGCTGATGAAGTTCGCGGCGAGCTGAATGAACTGACCCCTCTCCCCTTGTGGGAGAGGGAGGGACCCGCCGCGTGAGCGGTGGGAGGGTGAGGGGTTTTGCAGCGGTGGGACCCCTCATCCGTCCGCCTTCGGCGGCCACCTTCTCCCACAAGGGGAGAAGGAAAAGGGAAACAGGAGATTTCAAATGAGCGCACCCGTGAGCCTCACGGAGGCGAAGCTGTTCCTGCGCGTCGAGCATGAGGCGGAGGACGGGTTGATCCAGACCCTGATCGAGGCGGCGCGGGCGCGGGTGGAGGGGGAGGTGGGCTTGGGCCTGACCTCGACCTCGGCGGCGCCGCTGCGGCTGGCGGTGATGATGCTGGTGTTGCGGGCCTATGAGCGCGGCGAGAGCGAGATGTCGGCGGCGCCGGTCGAGGGGTGGATTGCGCCCTATCGCGTGGTGCGGCTGTGAAGGTGATCGCGAGCCTGGTGCGGGCGGTGGAGGCGGAGACGCCCTATGGCGGGCGGGTGGTCAGCCATGAGCCGGTCGGGTCGCTGTGGCTGGCGTTGGGCGCAAGGCGTCGGCGCGAGCGGACGGAGGGCGGCGTGACACGAGGCGTGGAGACGCTGAGCGCGACCGTGCGGGCCGATCCGCGTCTGGCCGAGGGGCTGATCGTGCGCTTCGGCGGGGCGGATTGGGCCGTCGTCGGCGTCGAGGCTGATCCGAAGGCGGCGGGGCGCGTGCGGCTGAACCTGGAGCGGGCGCGATGAGGGATCATGAGGGGGCGCTGGTGAAGGCGCTGATCGCCTGGCTGAAGGGCGACGGGGGATTGCAGGCGCTGCTGGGCGATCCGGTGAGGGTCTGGGACCAGCCGCCGGAGGAGCCCGCGTTTCCGCACCTGCTGATCGGCAAGGGCGAGAGCCGAGGGGTGAACGCGGACGGGGGCGGGGTCGAGCATCGACTGACGCTGACCTGTGCGAGCCGCTTTGCCGGCATGGAGGAGGCGCGGGCGGTGGCGGCGGCGGTGCGGGCGCGGGTCGCCGATGCGCCGGTCGAGGCCGACGGGGTGAGGGCGGTCAGCCTGGGCGTGACTTTTACCGATGTGTTTCGCAGCGCGGACTTGAAGCGCGGCCAGACACGAGCTTGGGCGGTGATGCGGCTGCGGGCCGTGACGGAGGAAATCTGAGATGAGCGCACAACGCGGCAAGGACATCTTGCTGAAGATCGAGGGGGCGGCGGGCGTCTTCACCACGGTGGCGGGCTTGAGGGCGCGGACGATTTCGCTGAACGCCAAGACGGTGGACGCGACGGATGGCGACAGCGCCGGGCGCTGGCGCGAGCTGCTGGCGGGGGCGGGTGTGAAGTCGGCGGCGGTGTCGGGGCAGGGGATTTTCCGCGATGCGGCGTCGGACGCCCTGATCCGCGAGGCCTTCTTTGAACAGGCGGCGAAGACGTGGCGGCTGATCGTGCCGGACTTCGGCGTGCTGGAGGGGGCGTTCATCGTGGCGGCGCTGGAATACGCCGGGGAGCATGAGGGCGAGGCGAGCTTTGCGTTGAGCCTGGCGAGTGCGGGCGAAGTGACGTTCAGCGCGCTGTGATCAGGGCGCGAGGTAGCCGGTGAGAACGGGCGAGTCCGATGTATGGGCGCTGCCGCCGCGACCGTGGCGGTTGCGGCTGACATCTCCCGGTTTGCTCCCGGCCCAGATGAGAAAACCGATCTGGCCGACGAGCGCCAGCACGCCGAAAGTGGTTATGGCGGGTTGTGGATCCCACTTGAAGATCAGCGTGGACGCAAAAACAGCGAACAAGACGAGCATCCACCCGCCGACCCAGGCCAGATAGACGGGCGCGACGTCCAGGCCGAAGTCGTGAAGGCGTCGGGTTACGACGACGAAGCTGGACCATGCGGCGAGTAGGCCGAGGACGCCCAGCACGATCTTCCCAAGGAGTGGCGCTGTCAGGGAGTCGGCGCCTTCCAGCGCGAGCCTGACGACGAACAGCGCCGGCAGAGCCATCCAGTATCCCTTGCGGCTGAGACGCCCAAAGGGACTGAAGGCGAAGGCGAGAGGGTTGGGCTTCATGGCTGGAGCTTAGTTGTTTTTTTTAAGCGAACAAGGGTGTGCGACAATGCGTGGAGCCAACGGCGTGCGGGGCGAGGCGACGGCGGTGCTGGCGGGGGCGGAGCGGAGGCTGTGTCTGACGCTGGGGGCGCTGGCCGAGATCGAGACGGGGCTGGGCACAGCCGGGATGGCGGGGCTGGCTGAGCGGATGCGGGCGCTGTCGGCGCGGGATCTGATGGTGGTGCTGACGGCCTTGCTGCGGGGCGGGGGCGAGGGGGCGCTGGCGGACGGGCTGGCGAGCGCCGCCGTCGATCCGCGCGAGGCGGCGGAGGCGGTGGCGAAGGCGTTTGCGGCCGCGGCATGACCCCGTGGAGCGAGATGTTGCAGGCGGCGGCGCGGATGGGCGTGGCGCCGGAGGGGTTCTGGCGGCTGTCGCTGAAGGAGTGGCGGATGCTGACGGCGGGGCCGATGCAGGCGGCGCCGTTGGGGCGCGGCGAGCTGGAACGGATGCACGCGCGCTGGCCGGACAAGGCGTGACCTCTCCCTCCCCTTCATGGGGAGGGTGGCTGAGCCTGAAAGGCGAGGCCGGGTGGGGGCGGCGAGGCAAGTCAGACGCTGCGCTGAGGATCGCCTGGCCCTCCCCACCCGGTCGCTGCGCGACCACCCTCCCCATGAAGGGGAGGGAGAAAGGATGACGGATGACGGACAGTTTCAGGCCGGACGGGATCGACGCCGTGCCGGTGAAGGCGGCGGAGGCGGCGGCGGCGCTGGAGGCGCTGCGGGAACCGGCGGAGCGGGCGGCGGCCTCGATCGAGGAGGCGTTCGGACGGGCGGGCGAGAGCCTGACGCGGTCGCTGACGCGGGCGGCGGCGGACGGGGAGGTCACCCTGGCCGAACTGGCGCGGGCGGTGCTGAACGCCGTCAATGCGGCGGCGGGTTCGGGCCGAGGCGGGGGTCTGTCGGACGCGATCTCGGCGGTGTTGAGCGGGTTCGGAGGGGCGCGGGCCGAGGGCGGGCCGGTGCTGGGCGGCGGGGCCTATCTGGTCGGCGAGCGCGGGCCGGAGGTGTTTCGACCGGCGGGCGCGGGGAGCATCGAACCGATGAGCGGCGGAGCGGGCGTGACGGTCAATGTCAGCGTGGACGGCGGGGCGCAGGGCCTGCTGCGGTCCGAGGCGCAGATCGCACGGATGCTGGCGCGGGCGACGGCGCTGGGCGCGCGAAGGATGTAG